TACAAGCTCTGGCACGATGCAGAGCGTGGTACGAACGAATATATTCCTACAGAAGTCCACTGGTCTGAGGTACCAGGAAGAGATGAGGAGTGGAAAGCGCAAACTATCCGCAACACGTCCGAACAGCAGTTCCGTGTTGAGTTTGAATGCGAGTTCCTTGGATCGGTTGATACACTGATCTCCCCAAGCAAGTTGCGCGTGATGGCATATGATGATCCAATCACACGAAGTAATGGATTGGACATATATGAAGAACCAAAGAAAGATCATAATTACACAATGACTGTGGACGTAGCACGTGGAATCAATGGAGATTATAGTGCGTTCACTTTATTTGATACAACCACTGTACCATATAGGTTGATTGGTAAGTATCGAAATAACGAAATCAAACCACTTCTTTTCCCTGACGTTATTGTACAAACTGCCAAAGCATATAATCACGCTTATATTTTGGTAGAAGTAAATGACATCGGTGGTCAAGTTGCAGACATCATACAATATGATCTCGAATATGACAACCTTTTGATGGCAGCAATGCGTGGGCGTGCTGGACAGGTAGTTGGTCAGGGATTCTCTGGGGGCAAAGTCCAGATGGGTGTCAAGATGTCTAGTGCGGTCAAAAAGGTCGGTTGTTCAAACTTAAAACAACTTCTTGAGGGTGATAAATTAGTTATCACTGACTATGATATTATTTCGGAACTAACCACATTCATCCAGAAAGGGCAGTCCTGGCAGGCAGAAGAGGGTTGTAACGACGACTTGGCAATGTGTCTGGTGATGTTCTCTTGGCTTGCCGTACAAGACTATTTCAAGGAACTTCACGATAATGACATCCGAGCAAGGATGTATGAAGAACAGCGTGAAGCGATCGAAGCAGATATGGCACCGTTCGGATTTATGGATGATGGTCTACAGGATACATCGTTTGTAGATACTGATGGTGATGTGTGGCACGTTGATGAATATGGTGACCGTGCATTTATGTGGGAGTATAGGTAATGGACTTTGACCAGCAGATTGAACTTGAACATCTGCTGTTTGTTGACAGGCAATGTCGCAAGTGTTTGAGAACTATGAGTCTATTAGATAACTTCTATAAGACTAGAAAGGATAGGGGAAATAATGTGTCTGCATATTCTTATGAGTGTAAGCAATGCACTATTAAAAGAATATCCAAGAATAGAAAAAAGTATAGCAAACGGTTTGGGAATGACTACCCAGATTGGTAATTTGTTCACGTTCTGCTTCCCCAGTAGAACACTTACAAATTCTAAATATTAGTAGAAAGATTGAAGAATTTTCAGGAGATTAAGCAATGGCATCTACCCAACTTTCGCCAGGGGTCGTTGTTCTTGAAAAGGATCTGACTACAGTTGCAAACGCAACTCTTGATAATGTCGCGGTGATCGTCGGTTCTTTTGAGAAAGGTCCAGTCAACCAGATTGTTGACATCACTTCCGAGAAGGAACTTCTCGCAGTGTTTGGTCGCCCTAACGATTACAACTACGAGTATTGGTTCTCGGCTGCACAATTCCTTCTGTACGGTGGTACATTGAAGGTTATCCGTGCAACCAGTTCTTCCCTAAAGAACGCTATCGATACAGCACAAACAACTGTCACAACCTTCTCTGGTTCTGACACCACTCTGACTGTACTTTCTGCTGCAGACATTGCGGTTAACGATTACCTGCAGATCGACGCTGAGATTCTGAGAGTCACCGCAATTGTTGGTAACGACCTCACAGTTCAGCGTGGTCAACTGGCAACAGCAGCAACCTCTCACTCTGCTGGTTCTGCAGTCACCCTGATTGAGGATGCTGGTACTAGCACCACAATGAATCACGGCGGTACTCTTGCTGCTGGTGATACTCTCCTGACTGTGACTTCTGTCGCAACCCTGGGTGTGACACTGAATGATTACATCAAGATTTCTGATGAAATTCTGCGTGTTACCTCTATCGCTGGTAACGACCTGACTGTTGAGCGTGGTGTTCTTGGAACAACCGCTGCTGCTCAAACTGATGGTCAGACTGTCGATAAAATGGTGGTGACTGTTTCCAAGACCAACATCAACGAAACAACTGCAACTGGTGTTAGTGCTCCTATCATCAAGTCTCTTGAAGAGTACGAAGCAAGCGTTGAGTCTGCATCTAACTCCTGGAAGTGGGGTGCTCGCAACCCTGGCATCTATGGCAACTCCCTGCGTGTTGTTGTAACTGATGCAGGTGCTGATCAGATCCTGTCTTTGGCACAACCTTCCACTGCTGAGTGGGAATTTGCAAGTTCAACACAGGTGACCTACAGCGCAGCAAACGCTACCGCACACATCTATCGCTACACCGTTGTTGCAACTCTTGATTCTGCATCTGTGGTTGGTGATTTCCAAACTGCAGAATACTGGAGAGCAGAGACCACCGCTGGTGTGTCTATCCCTGTTCAAGGTCAAGTGGTTGCTTATGATCCCATCAGCCGTAAGATCGAGATCGACTTTAACTACACTCTGTCCTCCGACGTTCTGAGTGTTGGTGATGTGATCGCTCTGTGGAGTGCAGAAACTGGTGGAGCTAGAACTGGCGACAAGGCAACGGTTTCTAGTATCGACCGTCAACTGCACGTCGTGACTGCATCGGGTGCCGAAAAGTATGCTGCTAACTACACACTGTCTGATGACAATGCTGGTGGCAATCCCAACATCAACGTGTCTTCCGTCCGCTCCGAGTATGACGAGCGTTATTTTGGTGGCGGTCAGCGTTGGGCATCTGTTGCACCCCGTCCTGGTACATCTCCTTGGGTTGATGATCGTGGTGGTAAGAACGACCAGATGCACATCCTCGTTCTCGATGGCGACGGAAAACTGACTGGTACTCCTGGTTCTGTCCTTGAGAAGTTCCTGTTCGTTTCCAAGGCATCTGATGCACGTGGTACTCAAGGTGAGACCGTGTACTATAAGGATGTCATTAAGAACGATTCTTCCTATCTGTTCTGGGGTTCTCACGAAACTGGTGCAATCTACGATGTTGATGGTGCCGCATCTGGTCTGTGGGGTTCCTCTGGTGTGTCTCGTTCCTTCGACTTGATCCAGCAGGATACTGCAATCAAGAACAATGAGACCAACCTTGCTCGCGAAATCATTGGTACAACTAATGGTTCCACCGCTTTCTATCACCTGCAAGGTGGTACAGACGGTTACACCCTGGCACGCTCCGAGATTCTCGGCGGTTATGACCTGGTGGCAGATAAGGAAACCATTGATGTTGATTACATCCTGATGGGTCCTGGTATGGCAGACACTAGCGATACCGTCGCTAAGGCACAAAAAATCATTGACATTGCGGCAACCCGCCAAGATTGTTTGGCATTCATCTCTCCGAACCGTAACGATGTTATCGGTCAGAGCGATGTTAACGTTATCGTGAACCGTACGGTTGACTTCTTCAACCAACTGAGCAGCACTTCTTATGCTGTGTTCGATAACAACTACAAGTACATCTATGATAAGTATAACGACAAGTATCGTTATATCGCTTGTAACGCTGATGTTGCAGGTCTGACTCTGAGCACCACTCTTAACTCTGAGGCTTGGTACTCTCCCGCTGGTTTCAACAGAGGTCAACTGCGTAACGCGATCAAACTCGCTTACTCTCCTCTGAAGGATCACCGCGATCGTCTGTATGCAGCACGCATCAACCCTGTGGTTGCATTCCCTGGTCAGGGCATTGTCCTGTTCGGTGATAAGACTGCACTCGCTTACCAGTCTGCTTTCGACCGTATCAACGTTCGTCGCCTGTTCCTGGTTCTCGAAGATGCAATCAGCAACGCTGCTAAGACTCAACTCTTTGAACTGAATGACGAGTTCACTCGCGCATCGTTCAAGAATATCGTTGAACCCTTCCTGCGTTCCATCCAGAGCCGCAGAGGCATCGTTGACTTCCTGGTTGTCTGCGACAGCAGCAACAACCCTGCTGAAGCAATCGACCGTGGCGAGTTCTTTGCGGAGATCTTCGTGAAGCCCACACGCTCGATCAACTTCATCACCCTCACCTTCACTGCAACGAGATCTGGTTCCTCGTTCGCTGAAGTTACCAACTGATTCAAGAGACTAACTAAGGAGAAAAACAATGGCAGAACAGCAACCAGGACAGGTGGAGCAGAGCTCAGTAAGAGCTCCAATCTTCACCTTCCGTGACCAAGTTAGAGACTTTGCCCGTCCTAACCTATTCCAAGTAGAGATCTACGCTCCCCCGATTCTGGGGAACGGGATCTCTCCCTCCCCAGGTGGTGTAGCAGGTTCTCAAGCAAATGCTGCTGAGACCTCTGCTGGTGGATCCACTCTGGGTGCTGGTGACGTATCCGCTTTCGGTACCTTCCTCGTTAAGGCAGCAAACATCCCCGCTTCTGTCGTGGGTGTTGTCGATGTTCCTTACCGTGGTCGTATGCTGAAGATCGCTGGTGACCGCACCTTTGAACCCTGGACCGTAACCGTTCTTAACGACCAGTCCTTCAAGTTCCGTGCATTCTTTGAATCTTGGTCCTCCAACATTCAAGCACTCCAGCAGAACTACCAGAACTCGAACACCATCGCTGACTATCAAGCAATGGCAAAGGTTCGTCAACTCGACCGCAAGGGCGAAGTGATCCGCACCTATAAGTTTGAAGGTATTTGGCCATCTAACATCAGTGCTATTGAACTTGATTGGGGCACAAACGATACTCCCGAGGAGTACACCGTTGAGTTCCAAGTCCAATACTGGACCTATGACAACGACGTAAACACTGGTAACAATAGTGGGTCTTCCCAACTTTGATAAATAAAGGGGTAAGACAACTGGATATTTAGATGTCCCAACTATTTGGTTATTCTCTTGAACGCGCTAAGAAGGGTCAGGCAACTGGTCCTTCTTTCGTGCGTAAAGAATCTGATGATGCAGCAACTCCTATTGCAGGTGGCGGTTTCTTTGGAACCTCCATCGACCTGGATGGTAGTTACAAAGACGAAAACGACTTGATTCGTCGGTATCGCGAGATGTCCATTCACCCTGAGTGTGACCGCGCTATCGATGATGTTGTCAACGAAGCAATCGCTGGCGACCTTGACGACACTCCCGTGGATGTGGAGTTGTCGAATCTCAAGGTTAGTCAGGGTCTTAAAAATAAAATCAGAGACGAGTTTCACAACGTTCTGCGTCTGTTGGACTTCGATAAGAAGGCATATGACATTTTCCGTAGATGGTACATTGACGGAAAACTGTATTACCATAAGGTAATCGATGTCAAAAATCCCAGACGTGGCATTACAGAATTGCGCTACGTAGACCCGCGAAAGATTCGCAAGGTCATCGAGTTAGAGAATAAAAAAGACAAACAGTTTCTAGACCCCAAAACGATGGAGTCTCAGCTGGCACCTCGTTCCGCTGAGTATTACATCTATAACCCGAAGGGTCTGCGTGGACTGGAAACATCTGGTGTCAAGATTGCTCCTGATGCTATTGCCTTCGCCCACAGTGGTCTGAAGGATATGAATAAGAATGTGATTATGTCACATTTGCACAAGGCAATCAAAGCACTCAATCAACTCAGAATGATTGAAGATAGTCTGGTTATTTACAGACTGTCTCGTGCACCTGAGCGTCGTATTTTCTATATTGATGTTGGTAACCTGCCCAAGCAGAAAGCCGAGAGTTACCTCCGTGAGGTGATGAGTCGTTATAGAAACAAACTTGTGTACAACGCCGACACAGGCGAGATCAGAGATGATCGCAAGTTTATGTCGATGCTGGAAGACTTCTGGCTTCCACGCCGCGAGGGAGGGCGCGGTACAGAAATCACTACTCTCCCTGGCGGGCAAAACCTGGGCGAACTGGAAGACGTTAAGTATTTCCAGAAGAAGCTCTACCGTGCACTCAACGTGCCCGAGTCACGGTTGGAATCGGAATCCACCTTCAACTTGGGTCGTGCTGCTGAGATTACTCGTGACGAAGTTAAATTTCAAAAGTTCGTTACCCGTCTCCGTAAGAAGTTCTCTGAACTTTTTCACGACCTGTTGAAGACACAACTCATCCTCAAAGGTATTATCACAATCGAAGATTGGGATGATATGTCTGAGCATATCCAGTATGACTTCATTGCAGACAACTACTTCAGTGAACTGAAAGAGAAAGAGATGCTCACAGAGCGTCTTGGTCTGCTGCAACAAATGGATCCGTTTGCTGGTAAGTATTTCTCTCTTGACTATCTGCGTCGTCAGGTACTCAAGCATTCTGATGCGGAGATCAAAGAGATCGACAAGCAGATTGAACAAGAGATTGCTGATGGTAAACTCGCAGATCCTGCAACCATTGACCCGATGACGGGTATGCCAATGGAAGATCCCGCTGCTGCTATGGGAGCGGAAGAACCACAAGATATGGGTCCTACTGGCATTGAGTCTATTTCTCCTGGAGACTATAAACGCGGAGAATTCTAAATAGTATTAATTGGTGGTAATTATTATGCCTAGCATTGAAGCTATGGAGATTGTTAACAAGCTATTTTCTGGTTCAAAAGACCTGAGTAGTGAAGTTGACAGTGCTATGAAAGCATTTTCTGCTGATGCCCTTGAGGCAAAGAAACAGGAAATCGCTGCCAAATTCTTTAATCCAGAAGAGGAAAACGATGAAGCTGATCACGGAAACGATTGAAGATGTACAGATTCTTACCGAAGAAAAGAACGGTAAGAAAAATCTGTATATTGAAGGTACCTTCCTGCAGGGTGAAATTAAAAATAGAAACGGTCGTATGTACCCCATTGCCACTCTTGCAAGAGAGGTGCAGAAGTACAACGAAAGTTTCATCAAGAGTGGTCGCGCACTTGGCGAACTGGGTCATCCCGATGGTCCCACTGTGAACCTTGACCGCGTGTCGCACTTGATCACATCCCTGGTCCAAGAGGGTAACAATTTCCGTGGCAAGGCTCGTATTCTTGATACACCTATGGGCAACATTGCTCGCAGTCTTCTTGACGAAGGTGTGAAACTGGGCGTCTCTTCCCGTGGCATTGGTTCACTGAGAGAGGCACGCGACGGTGCAAAGATTGTTGCTGATGATTTTATGCTCGCTACTGCTGCTGATATCGTAGCAGATCCTTCCGCGCCTGACGCTTTTGTCAATGGCATTATGGAAGGTCGTGAGTGGGTATGGAACAACGGCATCATTAAAGAGTCTGAGGTTGCCAACATTAAGCGTACCCTCGACCTCGCACCTAATCCCAAAGTTCTTGAGGAGGCAAAACTTTCCGCGTTTGCCAAATTCTTGAAAACTTTGTGATAATAAATATTTCTATGAATAGCAAAGACTACAAAGGAGACAACCAAATGTCGCAAGATGAAAAGGTAATGGTATCCGAAGAACAAACAGAAGTCACCGAAGCTAAGTTCGACGGTGCTGTTTCCGATGGTTCTTCTCTGGGTTCCGTAGAAAATCTGGGTGGTCCTACCCCTCAGAACAGCAAGCCCGATGACGAGTCTAACAAACTGAAGACTCCTTCGCAAACTCAGGCTGCTGCACCTAAGACCAAGCCCTCCGACGCATCCCCCCAGAAAGCAGAATCTGTTGAAGCAGAGAATGCTGATGGTGAGGATCTCATCGAAGTTGATCTGAGCGCAGACATTGCTGCTCTGACCGAAGGTGAGGAACTGTCTGAGGAATTCAAAGAGAAGGCAACAACAATCTTCGAGGCTGCTGTTGTTTCTCGTCTCAACGAAGAGATCGAGCGTGTACACACCGAGTACACTGCAACTCTCGCTGAGCAGGTACAAGCTGTTAAGACCGAACTTGCTGAGCAGGTAGATGAGTATCTGACCTATGCTGTTCAGCAGTGGATCAAAGAGAACGAACTGCAAGTTGAAAGCGGACTCAAGTCCGAGATTGCAGAGAGCGTTGTCGAAGGTCTTAAAAAGGTATTCCTTGAGAACCACATTGAGGTTCCCGAGGAGAAAATCGATGCCCTCGAATCGATGGCATCGGAACTTGATTCGATGGAAGCAAAACTCAACGAGCAAATTGATAAAAATGTTGAGCTCACCAAGTCTATTGGTGCTCTCGTTAAGAATGGGATCGTGAACGAAATGGCAGAAGGTCTGGCATCTACCGAAAGGGAGAAGCTGTTCGGTCTGGCAGAAGGTGTTGAGTTTGAGAATGAAGAGTCATTCCGCAATAAGGTCGCAATGCTGAAGGAGTCGTACTTCCCCAGCAAGTCTGCTACTGGTGCAGAGACCATTGCAGAGGATGTACAACCTGTTGTGGATACAGAAATGACGGATTCGATGTCCCGTTACGTCGATGCACTTCGTCGTTGGACTAAGTGATTTAGTCACCTTACTAATTAATTAACCTAACTTTTCAAGGAGTAAAAAAGCAATGTTCAAATCCGAGCATCTGCAGGAAAAGTGGGCACCTATTCTGGAGCACGATGGACTTGATTCTATCAAGGACAACTACAGAAAGGCTGTTACCGCAGTCCTGCTCGAAAACCAAGAATCCTTCCTCCGTGAGGAAGCAGGCATCCTCAACGAGGCTGCCCCCACAATGTCTGCTGGTACCGCTGGTTTCAGTGGCAGCAGCACCGCTACTGGTCCTGTCGCTGGTTTCGACCCCGTTCTGATCAGCCTGATCCGCCGTTCGATGCCTAAGCTGATTGCTTATGACATCGCTGGTGTTCAGCCGATGACTGGTCCTACTGGTCTGATCTTCGCAATGCGCTCCCGCTATGGCACCGACCGTGCTGCTGGCACCGAGGCATTCTTCAACGAAGCAGATACAGAGTTCTCTGCAGAGAACGCAGCAAGCAACCTGGGTCGTACCGCTCAGAGCGGCAGCAACCCTGGTCTGCTGAACGACGGTGGCACCTACAATACCTCCGATGGTATGCCCACCGCCGAGTCTGAAGCACTGGGCGATGCAGCGGGTAACGCTTTCGCTGAAATGAACTTCAGCATCGAGAAGGTCACCGTGACCGCTAAGTCTCGTGCGCTGAAAGCTGAGTACAGCCTTGAGCTTGCTCAGGACCTGAAGGCAGTTCACGGTCTGGACGCTGAGTCCGAGCTGGCGAACATCCTCAGCACCGAAGTTCTGGCTGAAATCAACCGTGAGGTTGTCCGTACAGTCTACAAGATTGCACGTCCTGGCGCTCAGAACAACACCGCAACTGCTGGTATCTTCGACCTCGACGTTGACTCCAACGGTCGCTGGAGCGTTGAGAAGTTCAAGGGTCTCCTCTTCCAGATCGAGCGCGATATGAACGCAATCGGTCACGAGACTCGTCGTGGCAAGGGTAACATCCTGATCTGTTCTGCTGACGTTGCTTCGGCACTGTCGATGGCAGGCGTTCTGGACTACACCCCCGCACTGGCTGGTAACAGCGGTCTGCTCCCCGACGACAACAGCAGCACCCTCGCAGGTACTCTGAACGGTCGCATCAAGGTCTACGTCGATCCCTATTCTGCTAACGTTTCTGACCGTCACTTCTATGTGGCTGGTTACAAGGGTGGCAGTGCATATGACGCAGGTCTGTTCTATTGCCCCTACGTTCCCCTGCAGATGGTTCGTGCCGTTGGTCAGGACACCTTCCAGCCGAAGATCGGCTTCAAGACCCGCTACGGTCTGGTTGCTAACCCCTTCGCTGAGGGTACCACCCAAGGCAGCGGTGCTCTCACCGCCAACGCTAACCGCTACTATCGTCGCGTTCTCGTTGACAACCTTATGTGATCCATTGGTCATATATTCAACACACGGGGACCCCAAGGGGGTCCCTTTTTTTATAGATACTGATAGATTGCAATTACAAATGCCAAGAAACAACGTGAAGAAACAGGAATTAGAAGTGCGTCTCTTAAAGATGAAAAACGAACTCTACAATGGTTCTTGGTCTGCAAAAGGTACTCAGTGGCACGACGGAGCACATACTATGTTGAATCGTATGTTGGAGATGTTGCAGGAATATCGCGACTAAATAACTGTGACGGAACATCGCTAAAATATGTCCTTCCCTTCACAGTTAACTAATAGGAATTTCCTTAGCCCAGGCGGTTTCCGTTTCTCTCTTGGCAAGTACCCCAAAGTATCTTACTTCGCGCAATCT